CAGCAAAACCAGTAGCAGTTTGATAAGCAGTTTCAATAGGAAAAGATAATGTTTTATTTGAAAGAATATCTGTAGTTGCTCTACCAACAAGTGTATCTGTTGCAGTAGGTAATGTTACTAAACCAGTATTTGAAATAGATGAAATAATTGGCGTTGTTAAAGTTTTATTTGTAAGAGTTTGAGTACCAGTAAGAGTTACAACTGGAAGGTTAGTTGTTACAACTACACGAAGGTCAGTAATGTTTGCAGTCAAAATTGAAGTTGCAGCAGCAGCAACGGCAATTTGTGCTAACGCTATTGAGTTTGTAGGAGTCGCTGGAACAGCAGGAGAAGCGGCAGCAGTTCCAGTAACAACATTTACGGCAACTGTATTTGTTGAACCTGTGTAATAAGAATCTGAAACAGTCAAACATACAAGGTCAATACGCGGAAGCGTTGGGTTTGCTGTTGCTATTGTTGCGTTTACTGTGGCGTCATTGTAAGCGGTATAAACACCCATATTACTTTGGTAAGTTCCAAGAATTGCAGCCCAACCAGAAGCGATATTTACAGACATATTTGGCGTACCATTTTGTGTTACTGCTAAAGATGAAGCGCCAATAATTCCCGTTGTTGCATAAATCGCTTGCATAGATAGTCGGTCATTTTCGGCAGGGTGAGAGCCGTTCTGTAACCAACTTGGCGGTGTTCTTAAAGCCATTTTAACTCCTTAGATGTATGCGTTATTCCATTGTACAGTAGCGTTGGTTACGCCAACAGCACTTCCAAGACCAGAAAAATAGTATTGACTTGTTCCTGGAGGCGCGGCAAACCAAGCAGAAGTTCCAAATAGTAAGTTGCGCGCTGGTGCGCCATTGAGCAAAACAGTTCTATTTAGCAAGTCAATAACAAAGGTATCAGAAGCACCCATTGTGTAGTTGAAATTAAGTGCTTGTGATGTAGTCAAGTTTCCAATAACTGGGTTAATAATTGGACCTTTAATGGTTATCTGAGGATAGGTTGTTGCCCAGCCTTGATTTGTAACATTTAAAGTTTGTGTTTGGCTTCCTCCGCCATAAGTTAAATTGTATGTTCTGTTATATGTGCGCCCTAAAGGAGTGGATACGGACATAGTGCCAGTTTGAATAGTATTATCGTAAATGTTTGGGTCTGGACAAAAAAAGGTTAATTGAGAAGTTATGTAGCCATAAGTGTAATTAGGGTCAAGACTGGTTGCTCTTGCGCGAACGCGAGCATTAACAAACTGAAGATTATCTACAGGACTTAGTTGAAATTGCAAAGGCGTGGTTCCAGATTGCTGAGGATTTATAGCAGCCTGTAACAGATTAAAATTACCCTGTGCTGAGTTTCCATTTCCTGAAAGTGTTATCATATTTATGACTATTGTTCTTCCGCCTAAGAAATCTCTACCAGAAAACATACCGTCAAAATAACCACGATTGTCGTCTTGGTTTCTAATTCCTGGCAAGGCTTCTAAGCCTTCAACATTTGTTATTTGATAAACACTACTGCCTCCGCCAAATACAAATCCGTTGAACGCAAAAGAATAATTATTAAGTGAGGTTACAGTAGGCATTAGCGGTCATACGCTCCTGAAATAGTTAGTGGCGCTCCTAGTTTAACTGCTCCAGTAGTAACAGTAACAAATTGGTTCATATCTGTTCCAACAATATTATTGTAATTGTTTACGGTAATACCGTTTTGTTTAGCCATAAGTGCGTCATATTCTTTCAGACTTGCCGCTTCGCCCATAGCAAAAGAACCAGCATTGAAATTTGTAACAACATTATTTTCAGGAGAATATGTCTTTTTGGCAGTAACGGAACCTCCACCGCCACCTGTTGCTCCGCCAAGTGCGGCAATAAGAGCAAGAGTTTCAAGTATTGTTTTTTGTAATGCTTTTAATTTTGCCGTCATAGCATTAGTTATATCTGTAACACTTTTTAGGAATTGCTTTTGAGATGCTTCCAAAGCGTCTTGCAAAGTTTTGTTAGCATCAAATAACGCATCATTTAATTTAACATTTAAGTCATAAACAGCATCATCAAAATTCTTTTTAGCATCTTCTAAGCCTTTTGCTAAATCTTTTGAGGCAGCCAATTTTGACTCATTAAGAACCTTTAACGCATCAGCCAAAGCAACAGTAAGACTTTCAGAGTTCGCTTTTAATGCTTCTTGTAGGTCATTTTCTAAAGCAGCAAATTCATCAGTCAAAGCCTTTGTTGCTAAAGTTGCCCCACTATTCATTTGAGTAGCAAGGTCAGTTAAGCCATTTTCAGATATATTCTGAATCTCACCATAAAGACTTTGTAGTTGCGCCTGTGCTTCTGGAGAGGCAGAAAGGATGGCTGTTGCCATCTGATTTCCAACCTCAGCGCCTTGTGAAACAATCTGCTGAATAAATGTTTGTGAATATCCTTGCGCTGCAAGTTTGGCAGCGTTATCAGTTAATTCTTTTGCGCCACTAAGTTTATTTTGTAAATCTGAAATTAAACCTTCTATACCAGACTTGGCAGAAGTACCCCACCAAGATACTGCGGATGTAACGCCACCTTTAACTTGATTTAATAAAGTGTCTGCTAGTTTATTGTCCTTACTAAATGACTGAGCAAACATAGAGCCAATATCAACTGATGTGGCACCAGCAAAAGCGTTAGTAAGAAGGCTAATAGACTTTTGAATTACAGCGCGTTTTTTATCTGCAAATGATTTACTTATATCAAGATTGCGTTGTTCGTAATCTGCTTGCGCTTTAAGAGTTGTTTCGCGGTATGTCTTATTGGCGCTTTCAATTTTTTCACTATAGTCGCGATTTAATTTATATTTTGTTTCTTCATAATCGCGTTGAAGTTTATACATATCTTCGCTATATGAACGGTTAATCTTAAAAACTTCATCTTCATAATTCTTTTGTGCAGCAAGGTCGCGTTCAATGCGGTCTTCTGTTGCTTTGGCTATTTTTTGGTTTGCATCTTCAACAACCTTAATTATTTTATCGTAAGTCTTTTTATAGGTTTCGTGTAATTTATCTAACTTGCTTCCACCGCCACCTTCATCCGCGCCAGTATAATTGTTAAGATTAAATGGGTCTTCGCGTGATGTATTTGAAGCACCAGAACCACCAAACTTAGGCAAAGGAATTTTTTTATCTTTAAGTCCGTCTAATTTGTCGGCAAAGTCTTGAACATTATTTCCAGCCTTATCAAAAAAACCACCAATATTTTCAATGCCTTTGTTAAGTTCTTTTAATGCATCTTTTGCAGGACCAAATCCAAGTGCAGCCAATCCTTTTAATAGCAACCTTAGCGGTCCTGTTTCAATCTTAACAAATGTTTCAACAAGCCATCCAAATGCTTTAATGAGATATCCAACTCCCATTACAGCACCTTTCATGCCTTCAACAATAATCTTTCTAAATGTTTCTGAATGATTCCACGCATAAACAAATGCTGCTGCTAGTGCCATTAAACCAGCAATAATAAATCCAATAGGATTTTTAGAAAATGCTGTGCTTAGCATATTTACAGCAGTAGTAAAGATGCCAGTTGCAGCCGCACTTGAATAAGTCCAAAATGCGTATGCTTGCATTACCGCCCTGTAAGCCATTTGAATACCCATTGCAACTTTAAGAGTGGTGTAAAAAGTAACTACAACAATAGTTAATGTTGCGAACGCAGTTTTGTGGTCGTTGATAAATCTAACCATAGGACCAAAGACTGCTGCTATTACTTTTCCTACTAAATAAATAACATCAACAAATTTAGATATAATTGGAATAACCGCGTTGCCTATATTTTCAGCCATTAGTTCAAATCGTGCATGAAGTATTTCAATCTTGCCTGCAAGTGTTTCAGCATAAGCCTGAGATTGCCCACCTAATTTATCTTGTAACTGTGTTAATGCTTTGTTAATTGCTTCCTGCTTAGGCAAAGAAGTATCCATTGTGATGCCATACTCTTTGAAAGCGCGAGCATTTCCTTGTGTTGCTTTAGCAAGTGCTCCAGATGCATCAGATAAAGAAATATGCTTAAAGCGAGCCATATCCATAGCAACGGCATTTAAGTGAGTTGCATCGCTAACGCTTCCTGTAGCAGTAATTAACTTGCTCATTGAATCCATAACAATATTGTCACTAAAACCAAGATTGGTCATAGAGTTAGCAAGATTATTTATCTGGTCATAAGTTTCTTTAGAAGTATCGCCCATGTTTGCTAAAGTTTGTTCTAATTTATTTGCTGCAACTTCATTTTCCATAGATGCTTTAGTGGCATAAGCACCAAAAGCAGCAGCCGCTAAACCAACACCAATAAAAGCCATCTTTGCAAACATGGCACTTTTGCCAACTGCCTCTAATCCGCCTGCGGCTTTAATAGAGTTGGCTTGCACTCTAGTGAGTTCAGCGTTAATTGCTTCAAAGCCAGCAATAGCCTGTCCAGCAACAACATCAACAACAAATGTAACAGGTGGGAAGAAACTCATTACAACCCCCTGCCGCTAAAATGTTTCTTGATTATACTAGGTGCAACAGACTTAAACTTGTTAAATGCTGGCTGCATATATGGATATTTATTGCCGTTAGGAAACCCAAGTTCAAGAATTCGTCCATAGATAACTCCTGGACCTATAACAGCGCGATAATTAGCAAACCCAACTCGGTTCTTTTCGGCATGAATACTTCCGCGGAGGTTGCCTGTTCTATTTACAGGTGGTCCGCCTGCTTGCGCTAAGCCGCTTTTGCGTATTTCGCCTTTTGATAATTGCAGCAAAGACATAGCCATTTCATCTCGTGCCATGCGAGAGCGAACATCCATGCTAACGCCAAATCTAGTTACTTCCTTTCGGACTAAACTAAGATTTGTTACTATCATTTTCAATCTCTTTTACTATAGTTGAAATGGAAAGTATCCAGTCAATGATTCCTGCTGGCTGTTCATCTACTACTGTAGGTGTCCAGCCAAACCTGTCTGCACAAAGAAAGTAAAACCACTCATCATCTGGATAAGTAAGTTGCGCATTTCTTTCGCCCCCTTCCAGCAACCACTTTAGTCGCTGGACTTTTCGAAAGGGCTTTCTGAGTCCGCCTGACTTGCTTCACTTTTAGTTAAAGCAGGGAACAAAGTTGATTGAACCGCTTCTGCTTCTTTAGCCAAAAAGTCATAGTCAGCCATTTCTAATTCATCAAGTGATTCCAATTTAATGCTTGGAATAATTAAATCAAGCGACCAAGAATCTACAAGAATTGCAATAAGTCCATCTACAAGTGAGATGGCTTGCATAATTCCTTCTTCTCCATTAGCAGCGCGATAAACTTTTTTGCGGTCTTTAACGCGAAGAGTTGTTGGGTCACGAAGTTCTACAGTCGCTCCGCTTGGTAGTGTTATTTTTTTATTTGCCATTTCCTTGCCTTTCGTTAGTTTGTTTGCCTTCCAAGTTAAAGGTGATGGTGGGAGCAGGGAGCAGGGAAGGCGACTGCTCGAACCTGTTAACTCCCACCATCACATATATCCTAAAACTTACTGGTATGTACCAGAAGCCTTAGCATTCTTTAGTGTCCATTTGATTGAGGAATAACCAACTGAACCTTTATCTGTTGTATTTGCTTGCGCGTTAATATCAACAGCAACAGTTACAAAATCCTTTGAACGGTCAATAACGGCTGCTACATAAGCGCCCTTAGTAAGCGTGCAAGAAATTTGTTGCGCTGCTGCACCTGTACCAGTTGACCAATCAAGAGCGATTGCTGGCTGAGTGTTTGTAAGGAAGCGTGTAAGTTCTGTGTTGTCTTCCATAGTAAATGTTAACTTGCCAGTAGTTTCTAGTGGACCAAGAAATACATTGTATGGATTTTGTGTATTGGCAATACCAAACACAGGAGTTACTGGACGCTTCATAGCAATTTCGCCATCCATTGTGTAGGACACGGCTGAACCACCAATACTTACTGTTCCTTGCCATACTGGAGTAGGAAGAATTGTTGAGAAAGTAGGGGTTGGAGTTGCTGCTGAAGCACTTGCCCAACCAGTTCCTTTTGCATCATATTCAAGCATTCCTTCGGATGAGAATTTCAAAGAAAAATCTGAAATCTGAACACCTGGGTATGCACGAACTGCTGCTGAATAAAAATCAGTTAGTGTAAATGATGTTGGCTGTACATCTGCGGCTGCTGTTGCACTATTTTCTAGTGTAATAACATGTGTGAACGGAGCAGAAGCACCAGTTGTTGTTACTTCACCAAGAAGTCCTGCAATTGGATATCCGATTGTGTCGGCAAATGCTGGACCACCAAAATCAAATGTTGAGTTAGTGCGACCTGGAATGTAGTTGTAAGACTTTACATTTGAACCACGAAGTCCATCATCATAAAGTTCACCAATAACATCTACTGGTTTAATTTTGCTTACACTAACAGGAATATAATCTGTTGGTGTTACCGCTGTTCCTTTGGTTACTTCTTTTGCTATACCAAGGTAACTGCGTACGGATGCTTGTACGGACATTACTTCACCTCATCTACGGTTGGGTCAGACACGGCTGACGAATCTGTTGCAACCGCTTGTGCGGTGGCTTTCTTAAATCCTGTGACGCTGGAAAACCCATAAGCAACAAAATCTTCTGGGGCTTCAAATACATCACCCTTGTTAACGACAATGCCAAGAGTAGCAATTACTCTTTCTTCATTACCGTCATACTTAAATTGACTCACGGTTTTCTCCTATGCGTTTATCATTTGGGTTACAGTAAATCTGATAGCAGCCCATGTTTCCGTAGCACCGCCATCATTTGTAGCAGGTTCTCCATAAGATACACTTATTGAAGGTTCTGCTGCTTGCCAGACAACTGTGCCATCTGACAATCCTAGTGTATGCCCACCTGCTCTTAATCTAGTTTTAACTCCATCTATAATTTCGTCAAAGTCGTCCATAGCATCTTCTGCGTTACGGTGCATAGCATGACTAAAGATTTGGAAATCAACTGTGTAGTCAATTCTTTTCCAACCGTTATATGCTCCGCCGATAGCAATTCTTTCTTCACTTTCATCAGCAATAAAAACTACTCCTGCTGCTCTCATAAGTTGCCCAGCCGTAGCGTTAACTTGAAAGTCAATGCGTTTAGGAAATGAAGTCCAGACTTGGTTTAAGTTTGGAATACTTCCACCTGCTATCCAATTTGATACAGCAGTACGGACTGCAGCACGAGAGCCAGCCACTATCTAATTCTCCGATAAAGTTCAACCATCTTTAAAGCCAGTTGAATATCGTTGCCTACCATAGATTGTGTTGAAGTACCAGAATCGCGAGAAGGATTAACCGTCATCTGCATAGTCATGGAACTGTCGCCACGAACCTTCAAAAAAGCCGTTGTGATGAGGATACAGGACTGTTTAATAGCATTTGGCATGTTACCTATGGTTGCCGTGTTTGCGTGGCTGTAAACCAATGCAGAGGTCAATGGAACGGTAGTTGAACCATAAGTGTATATTGAACCAACTGTAACGCTTTCGCTGTTAGCACCATCAAAAATACGCAAAGGCATCCCAGCCACAATTCCTGTGGCATCCTGAACTGTTAAAGTTGTCTGTGTCGCCGTTGCGCTTGCTATTAAAGTATTTACATATCCAGCAACATAGTTATATCTAACAAAAACTTGATTACGCGTACTGCCCCCACCGCCAAATGAAAGTGGACCTTGACTTGAATAAGTGGCACTTAATTGAGATAACGGAACAATAATTTGTTGGTCTTCAAACCAGCAAGTAGAACAATCTGAAAGAGTCTGTAAATTGTTTGGACTTGTGCCGTATTGAAAACTTGATAAAGAAATAACTGGATTGTTGTTAGGGTGTAACGCTATGTAACCTTCTGGCGTAAATCTAACGCGTTGATTTTCTACCATGCTTACAGCATTTAGATTTTGGTTTAAATACTCATCCATAAAAGATGAGGCGCGAATAATTACATTGTTTAACTCTGCGGTTTGTGCTGCTGCGTTGCCGCCAATTACTAAGTTGTTAATATCAACAGAAGTTGGAGCATTTAGGTATTCAGTTGTGGTGATATATGACTTCTCACTGAAAGGATGTTGTGTAGTTATTCCTGTTGCCATTATTCACCATCTCTTTCAGGAGATTTGTTTTCATTACCGCAACGCGAACATTTGCGGAAGAAACTACCAAAACCACATTCTACACAAGTAAAACCTATTGTACTGCCATTTGTTATTGGACCCATAAGTGACGCTTCAAAAAAACCTTCTGATTTTAATTGCCTAGCGTGCTTAGGATTTTCCACATGAATTACGCCTTTTTTATCTGGATTATATGAGCGTGTTCCGCTTGGAGTTGTTATATCAACTCCGCGTACTCCGCCGTCTGATGCGATTAACCTTGACACAACTACCTTCCTTAGCCTTTACCTAATTTTCTTAACCTTTACTTATGAGAAGGGGCGCAGGTTATTAAGCCTACGCCCCCCTCATTACCTACCTATTACGCAGAAACAATTCCTGAAACTGCGCCGTTCCATGCAGGAGCGGTGCAGAAGAATGTGCCACGGAAGTATGTAGAGAATTCATAAGCAAATTGGTTAACTGGCCATTGAATACCCATGTAGTCCTGAACCATGAAGTTTGACCAAACATCGGAAACCTCTGTATCAGGAATTGGAAGTGTGTAAGAAACAACTGGTGAAACACCTTGTGGAAGCCATGGGTGAACTGTCAAGTTGACAAGTTTTCCTGTGATTTCGTTATGGAGTGCACCGATTGTTGCGCCACCTACATAGTCACCTGTATCAGTCTGTGAAAGATTGATACGGTAGTTAGCAGTTGAACCGTTCTTAATTGCATCTGAAAGTTGCTTGCGGTCTGCACCGTTCAAGAAAATCTCATCTGGGTCAGCCTTAACTGAATCGTATAGGCGTGAGAACACATTCTGATATTCAACTCCAGGATTTGAAGTTGAGAAAGTTGTGTTAATTGCGTTGTTGTAACCTGAGTTAGCACCAAGAACTGTTGGAAGAATTCCGTCATATCCTGTTGCGTAAGCAGATGTATCAGCAGCAGCGCGTGATGCAAGAATTGCAGACGCTGTTGAGTAAACAAGTGTGTCGCCGACTGATGTTGAACCAGCACCTACAACGAATCCTGTTGTTCCCTTAATTGTGCCCTGATACTTAGCGTTGGCTGCACCAGTAGTTGTACCGATGTAAACATTGTAGCCAAGTGCTCCAGTTACAGGTGTTACAACAATCTTTAGAACCTGTGATGAAGTTGCTTGTGAAGTTACTGTGTTAACAATGGACTCACCAAAACCTGAAGATGAGATACCAGCGTCAGCAGTTACATAGATGTAATAGGTGTTGTTAGCAAGTGCTACTTGACCTGTTGCTGTTGAAGGTGCTGTGATAGTTACAGTTGGAGCAGAAAGTGCGCCAGCATAACCTGATGCAGTTCCGCGACCCATAAGCATCATTCTTTCTTCCATCAACATTGTTGCATAAAGTGTTGAAGTTGAAGATAGTTGACGAAGGTCTTGGTAACCCAAACCTGAGAAGTTAGCATCAAAAGATACTGAGTCAGATAGTGAGTATGAGTTGTAAGGCAGTACTAAATCATCAGCAGAATAAGTAATTTTTGGTCCGCGCTCGTAAGCGATTGAACCAAAGTTTGTTGTTGTGCTTTCTGTAATTCCAGGCCATGTGTTTCCAACTCCGCCTGTACCTGTACCTGTGTAACCGTTAATACGCTTTACACGGTGAGATGTACCGACTCCCTTTTTACGAGGAATCTTGTTACGCAAAGGTGTTGGACGAGGTGTAAGCAACTTTGCAGGTGCTTCCAAGTCAAACGCTGCGAACGATGTTGAAAGTGGAGATGTAAGAGTTAAATCTTTGTTGATTTCACCCATAGCCATACGCTGTGAGGCAAGAGCGTTGTTTAGCCCTGCTAAAGCATCTGGTGTTAGTGATTTGTTTGTTGCAAGACGCTCCATGAGAGCGACTGAATTACCACTTGCTTCTGCAAATGTTGATTGACCTGATTTGATTGACATAATCGCTGATGGGTCAGAAACAGCGTTACCAACAGACTTATTAAGTTCTGTTGTGAACTCATCCATGCGTACTGCTGAATCCTTAGCGGATACTGCATCGCCGAACAAGTCACTTGCCTTAGGCGCGTTTAGCGTCATTAGGTTTGTTCCTTTCGTAAAGAGGTTATTTGGTTAGTAGTTCGGTGGCTTTGGATTCAAAATCCGCTGCCATTTCTTTCCAACCTTTTGCAAGGATTGGGTCTGTCGTTGCTGCTGCCTTAGCGCGATACTCTGCTGCTTTGTTAATGAATTCATTAACGCCACTTGGATTTGGCTGTAATGCCGTGCGCTTAGGTCCACCGCTTGCTGCTTTGGATTTTGCCGCTGCTAACTCTGACTCAAGTTTATTTATTACTTCTGCATCTGCCTCTTTTGCAGATTTCAAAAGTTCAATCTCACTATGAATCATATCTGTTGCACTCTTTACGGCTTTTTCAATGATAACACTTATCGCATTATCTGTTAGAGCAGACTTGCTTGAATCTTCATCAGACTCAAATACATCATCATCACTTACTGACGGCAACCGTTCAATGGTTGGTAGTGGAGTAATTGTGGATTTTTCTAATGTTGCTTCTTCGGACTTAGGTGTTTCATCTGGTGAAACCATAACTGCGGTTGATACATCTGTGCGTCCATGAGAATCATTTGGCACATTACATCCGCACTCTAAACACTTATCTGTTGTTGCAGACATTTCAACCATTTCCATTTCGGATGCGACTTCACCTTCTGCGGCTTCGCCTTCATACCAAGCCTCTAGGCATTGAATTGCACTAAGCAAACTTGAAAGTGAATAACGCTCATCTGAGCCGCTTTCCATTTCTTTTGCTTCAACAACAATAAGTTGTGCTAGTGCTTTGCGAGCAGATGCATAAAGTCCTTGGTCAAATTTAGTAACTTCACCAACAATACTTTTAGCAACTGTTAATGCATCAGCCTTTTCCTCTACAATTTCAGCAGGAATATCTTGACTTACTTCAGGTGCTAATTCTTCTACTACAACTTCTTCAACAACTGGAAGTTCGGCATCAACCAATTCAGTTGTAGTAATTTCTTCAGTTGCAGGTGTATCAACTACTTCGCTTTCAATCATTTCTTCCACTTGTATTACCTCAGTTCCATCTGATTTTGCCAACATAAGTTTGGCATTAGGGTTGGCAGGACGGTCAACTAAACTTACTTCTACAATTTGTCCGTCAATGATGCGACCGCCTAAAGCCTTGTCATCGCGCTGAACACGAGCGCCACGGATGCCAATAGAAAAACCTTTAAGCACGCCAGTTTCTACTTTTTTAACTGATGTTGGGTCAACTACAAGTGCTGAAATGTAATGACCATCTGATTTTGAATCCAATTCTTTTGCAACTCCTGCTGCAATGTTACTGTGTTGCTCGCGGATATTTCCGCCTGACTTAAACCACTCTGGCATAGCCCTGCTTAACCAAATAGCATCACAGATTTGGTTATCACTATCAATAGCATCATCTGTTGCTTTACCATAGACAAGAAGTGTTCCATCATCTTGCTTTTCTTGTTTAACAATCGCGGCATAAGAAGTTGCGAGAGTTGTGTTTGCCATTGATTTCTCCTTGTTTGGTTCGTTAATATAAAGTGCTGCTAATTGCTTTTTTGCTTTTTCTTTTGTTGGATGACAACCCATAACTTTACCATCACTGGTTTTAACAACAGGAAATCCAGAACAACCGTGTGTTCCTTTATCTCCTATGTGGTATGGCATTAGGCTGAGTAAGTGATAACGATTGCGCCTGCTGCTGATGCTGCGGCTGAAATTCCATAAATTTGGTCGCCTGAGTTAAGCCATAGTTGCAACGAACCGCTTGCTGCGATAGTGCGACCAATAGTTGCACCCGATGTTGCAGTTGTTGCATCACCAATAAAAATAGCAGCAGAGTGTCCGTTGTAAATTTGAACTGCTACTGCACCTTTTAGTCCAGGCTTAACAGTATGGAGAATAGTTGCTGTTGTTTGTGTGCTTGCGTTTATATGTTGAACTGCCATTTTATCTCCTAGTTATTCTTCAAGTAAATATGATAACGCTTCTTCGCCTAAACCGCGAGTATCAACAACATAAGGTGCTATGTCGCAAACACAATTTGGATGGGCAGGTGGTTCAGTATCTCCACTTGGAAATGTAGCGTCAATACTGATAGGCGATACATCTGAGTTCTCTTGACACTCATCACAAGGGTCAGCAGTGAGCCACTCTACCAACTCTACGCCAGAATCTTGATACATTTCACGACTTGCAATTCCTACGGCGCGACTCATTTCAGTTTGAGCAATCGTAAGCGCTCGCTCTGGGTCGCGAAGCATTCCATTAACTTCCTTATATCCTTGCCTAATTAAATAAGCGGTGCGTTGCGGACTTGGCTGACCTAGCAACTCTGCAATAGCAGGACTTACCGACTGTGGAGTTAAACCTCGCTGTAACGCATAAGCAAGTTGTGTGCCTATACGGTCAAGCGTAGTTTTATTTATGCCCTGTATTGTTACATTTCTAGATTCTAAAATATCTTTTAAACCGTTAGGCGGTTTTAATAATCTACTTGCTGCACGATTTCCTGGCTTCCAAGCACTCCAGTTAATACTTTGTGCATCTTGTAAGTCGCGCCTAGTTAATGTTATTGCTTTCTTAATGCTTACCCTAGCAATAGCCGATATAGAAATATCTTGCCCAAGCACATAAGACTGAGCATAAAGATTAGTTAGTGCAACCTTTAATTCTTGCGTCTTGGGTTGAATATGAAGTAATGCCCACACTCTTGCTTCCTGTGTAGTTAAAGCCGCTGTGTCGTGACTGCCAAAAAAGTCTTTACATATCTGAGCAACATCAACAGAGTTTCTTATTGCCCTGCGGATGGCGTTGGCATGCTTACTAGCAAGGCGTATTTTTGCGCTTTGCTTTTGCTTCCATACACGGTTCACAGTTACGCCAAATAGCGTTCGGCATACCAACGAGCAGAATCATAGTCCTTAACAGATATAAACTTGTTTAGAACCTCTGAATAGACTTGCGGTACAGCCTGAAAATTAAACTCACGCTCAGGTGATTTCTTTATCCAGCGTAGAAATCTTTTAATTTCATCCTGCGCCTTGACCGCATCATTAACTTCTGCTAGTGGATTGTCTTCAACTTTAGGTTCTTCAATAGCCAAGTTAGGGTCAACTACAGAAGTGTCTGTTAAATCAGAACCAATACCAGCAGCATCAAATGGTTTTATGCCATCTTCTGTAATTAAGTACGCTAAGTTGCCTAATGAAACAATAGGCATATCCGCTTCTGGTGAGTCAATAAGCGAGCGACCAGCAAGTGAACGCATTTCGTTAATTGTTATAGCACCATTTTTGACTTCAATATCGCGTGTGCGTGCTATTGCTTCTGAATCTTCTCTGCCACTAGGCATAAACTTAAATTCAAGTTCGCGTGGCATACCTAGGAATACATAGGAAAGATTAGTAATCATGCGCGCCATCCAATTAGATAGCGGTAATGAACCAATTACTTCACCAGACTGCGCTTCTCCTGCTTGGTGACCTGCTCCACCTAGTCCACCTTTAGGAGTAAAACCAATTTCAGATGGCATAACTCCAAAGTGACCACAAATAGATGCAACAAGATAATCGTCAAGTACATCTTTAAATCTTTCTCCGTAACCATCAAACTGAACTGGTTCCATACCTACAGGAAGTAAGCGAACACGCTTGCGTTGCTCTGTTTGACCTGCTAAATCGTTATTAAAAATGTTTTCATAAGCGCGTAGCAAGTCTGGGTTATTACCAAAGTTTGCATCTGTTTTCATAAGCAGTTCAGGTGTAACGCCATCTGTATATTCAGCGCGCAACCATTGTTGTCTGCGTAAATAAATATCTGCTACTGCAAGTGCGCGCTCTGTTGGTGAATATCCATACACAGTCATTGAACGGCGATTTTTAATCATATAAGCAAGTTCATCTGAACTAAATTCACCATCTGCTTCTTCAACTTCAGTAGGTACGCTGAACTCTGAGCGTGGGAATCCATAAAGTATTTGTTGGAAGGCTGGGTATGGTGGCTCTGGTCGCATACCTCTATCGTCAATAAGTGGTTTAATAGTTGAACCATCTAGAATTTGCAGTCCTAGTAATTCTCCGCCTACATTCTTTTGTGGCCATACAGCCCAAGCATCAAGCACAAGAATTTCTTCTAGTGCAATGTTTAACCAATCCGCAAATAACAATCCGTTTGACTTATCTGGTGCTTCCCAGAACTGGCGTAGACGATTTATCTCATCATTAAATTGCTCGCGTGCTTGTCCTGCTGCGCGTACTTGATTACCACCTATTTCAGCAATAAGTTTTTCTGCTGAGTCTTCCGCCAAAACAATATCCCAATCAAGTGAAGAAACTTTTGCTTTTAACACTTCAATACAACGGCGCAAGATATCTATTGTGTCTGCTGCTGCGCGTAAAGTCTTAAAAGGAACTAATCGTGTTTCAGTTACATTTATGTTTTGCGCTACTTGATATTCAAATCGTCTTGGTGCAGGGCGACCAGTTTCATCTAAAGGTGGATTTATTGCACCTGGAATAATAGGCATTCCTGGAGAAAAAGGAACTGTTGGCGTAATTGGATTTCTTGGCAATGCAATACTTTGATTGTAAGTAGTTAAATTGTTATTTGTTGAACGCTGTTGCATTTCTTGTTCACTTAAAGATACTGCGCCTACTGGGAGCGTTGGTGCTTTTACAATTTCATTTGCTACCTTTTTTGCAAAGTTATCTAACAAGCCCATTTTATCTCCTAGTCGCTCTCGTGGTTCAGCGTTGCTGTAATGGTATCAGGTTCGTTTACTTCTTCAACGATGTCTATTTCTTCAACAATGTTGTTATTAGGCTTTGATTCGTCATAGCCGCCTAATCCGTAAGTAGTTTGTTTCATTATGCAATCCTAAACTGTGTTCGCGCTACAGCAGAATTTCCAACAGAAGGACTAGAAATAGTTC